GTGTTCCGTCCGCCTCAAAAAAACGACCACCTTTGCTCAAATTGCATTTTTGACACAATTGCCTCAAATTCCACATTTCATCGCTTCCACCCAATTTCTTTGGAATTACATGATCTATGTGCATCTGACCATCCATTGTGCCGCATTGCTGGCAACATCCATCGCGCTTGAGCACAGCTTCTCTCAGTTTGCGCCAACGGCTTGTGCTTCCACCTTTCCAAGCTCTTGACATCAATGCCACCCATGCTTTCGCCAATGAGCCAAAGCTCCATCGCATATCTTGCCTGAATATCTGTGATCGATATAGCGCAATGTCCAGTCGATCATGCGAAACCCATCAAGGTTTCGATACTTAGTGTTACGCATCTGTCCGAGCCCAAAGTGATTGCCATTGGGATTGATTGCCTCCACACGCCAATTTGACTCACGCTGTATCAGATAATGAAAACATTGGAATTCTTTGTAATTCACAATTCTTGAGTGTGCATATAACTTCAATGAATCAATTGATGGTTTTTTTGTTGCATCTTGTGTGGCCTGTGCCGGTGTTGCGCTAGCAAAACATAGCGCGGCCAATAGCACCAAGCATCGCTTGCGAGCTATCCGCCACAGCGGCTCGCCCACGAGCATGGAGCGTACCGAACGATGCAAATACATTGCAACATTGAGCGTGCTGTTGGGCGTTGCGCACAGCCTGTGGATGATGGTTGTGGATAACTCTTTCATGACTTACCCCATCCCGTGCCTTTGAATATAGCTCCCACATTGCTCCAAATCCGTGTCATTGGAATCGCACAAGCCATGCAATTGCCGGCATCGACATCACCATCGGAATCGATTGATCGATTGATGATTGCCATGGTGCCACATTGATCACATTTGAATTCATAAGTTGGCATCTGAAAGCTCCTGAATTCTTGAATCATCAACGATCTTGATCCCAAATGCGCCACAGCTCATGCATTGGGCAAACCACTCATGCTCTGTTAGCTCTGCGCCTTTCTTAAGGCCATGGCGTTGCTTTGACTTTCCGTAAAGCTTTGAACAGATTGAACAATCAAATTGCAGGATGTGCATAATTGCTCCTCATTAAGGTATCGATGGGCTGTAAGTTGATTTGAGGCACGCTCCAATTGTTTTGCGATGCGTTTCGATAGCGTGGTTTCTTAGCTACGGCCACCGGCATCCAGCCCACAATGTGCATTTTTGGCGTGTTACCGGTAACGAGAACAGCGATGTCTCGATCATGGCGATCTGATTCCTGAATCCACAAATTCGATGCTGGATTGGCTGACCATTTGACCTCGATGTGCTGGCCGACATCGGCCTTTGATTTATCCCAAGTGATGCCCGGCGTGTAGTCATAGCCCAATCGTTTTGCCACGACTAATTCGGCCACCATGGATTCGCCCATTTGTGCAACATATTCAAACCATGAAAGGTTTTTGACGATGCGTGAGCTGTGATCAGCTGATCGATCATGGCAATGTTGGATCGCTGCAATCATGCATTGAACTTCCTCGATGCGGTCAATCATCGGCAATCACCACAAAACCAAATAATGTTATCTTGCTTGTCATAGCCTTTTTGGTAGCCAAAGTGGTCCAATCGCCGCAGCTGTGAGCATTTGTCGCATTGCTCGATTTTGTATTCCTCAACGATTTCGCCATTGCACATCAAGCGCGCTCTCATCTCTTGAGGATAGATGATCTCAACAAAGTCGCTCATACTTGTGGTTCCCATTTTCCGGTTGAGCGCAAGACATACCAAAGCGGTGTGCATTGGGTTGCCTTTGTGCGCTCGGTGCAGAAATAGCCGCCCCATGATTTTGGCGCGCCATCATGTGATTGTTTCCAAATGCGATGGCCGTGTGAGCATTGCGGTGCCTCTTGTACAAGCTCTCCACCCAATTGCTTGGCAATTTCATCCATCGATGATCCGAGTGATGGGATACCTGATTGCTCAGCTTCATCGGCTGTTTTGTAGCTTGGCACATCACCAAATTTGGTTGTCCAATAGTCATAATCTTGTGGTTTTGTTGCATCATTGGTTTTGACTTGCTGCATGGTTTCTTTTGTAGCTTTTTCAGCTCCACCCATAACCAACGCCATCACGCGCATCAAAGCTGAGGTGGTAGTGTCCTCGCAAAACCATCGCTTCATGTTCGGATTAAAAGCTTCACGATAGCCGAAAGCGTAATCAATACCGGCTGGCTCTGTTTCCTCTTGATTGCGCCATGCCTTAGCTTGTACCAGCACATAGCCTTTTTCGGCATTGAATTCAACGATGTGAGCTTCCAACCTCCCATTGGGAAATGTGCGCAGCCATCTATCCGTGCGCTCTTTGTTGCCTTCGTAGTTTTCCAAAAACCCGGCCATTATTTGCTTACCTTGCGATCAGCTGAAACGGCATGGCGTGCTACGGCGCGGCCTCTTGTATAGCCTTGTCGCTGGCCTTCCCGGAATCCGACCGAATAAGACATGATGGCCCAAAAGGCTCCACCGATCAGACACATTATTACGATTGATGCTTCGTTCATTGTATTGCTCCCGATTCGGGAACTACTGTGCTTCGCTCCCAAAAGAGAGAGTGACAGGATCAGCCGACAAATACAACAATCACGCTTAAATTACGGCGTGTCGTTACCGGATAAACGCTTCTCAATTGCTTTTTCATATTCTGATTTGATGGCCTTGTCTTTAAGGCCGTTGGATGCTAAAACACCGCCCAATGACCCGGTTAGAAAAATTGCCAATGTTTTGAGCAAATCAATGAAAGCTGCATCATTTGGAGCTTGCGCACCGATTGGCTGTGTCACAAATATCAGCGCGTAAGTGATGCCCAAAGTGACAATCAAAAATACAAATGACAAAACAGCGCCAATGAGAAACATCAAGCGTGCCTTGATTTCCTCTTGACTTAGCCTGTCTTTATTTTTCGATGCCATCGCCGATCAAATCCTCCGTACAGGTACCAGTCACCTTGCATTGAGGTTTTTGGCACTCATCATTTTTCCAATTTTCATGCAATTGGCATGGGTATCGCACCCAGCCTTGATAACCACAAGCGGTAAGGCTTAGCGAAAGGATCAAAGCTAAACCCACCGCGAGTGATTTCCGAATCATTTCCCCGTTGATCCGAAAGCTTTGTCGGCTGGGTTAAGCCAACGCAAAATGACCGGCACAACAGCTGCCACGCCACCCATTGCCATTGCCTTGAGATCGCCTCCAGCCATGTACACGGCCAATGCAGCTGCGATGTATGAGCGACCCCATGAGGCCGCGATTGCTTTTGCTTGATCCATTATTTTTCTCCTTTTGGTCGATCCGGTAAATCACCGGAAAATGGCTCATAAGTAGGCCGGCCGTAACCGACAACAAATGAGCGTGCTCCCAAAGCTCTTGATTTCACCATGACTTCTCCGCCATTGCGCTGATCACCGCCGCCTGATGTGTTGCCTTCAATGGTCACAATTTGTTTTTCCGAAGCACGGATCACTAAGCCAATGTGATTGATTGTAGTTTTGTCATCAATGATAAAATCAAAGAAAACAAAATCACCAATCTTTGGTGTTGTATGCCATTGCTTGCGCTTTTGAAATGCCTCAGCTCCAGCACGAGTGCTGACAACATTTGGCACTTTGACCCCGGCTTGATCTGCACACCAATTAAGAAACGAGCCACACCATGGCAGCTTGTCGGCTTTCATAAACTTGCCGTACTTTGTCTCATTGTTGCCGGTTTCAGCTGTTCCTACCTCAGCAAGAGCAACCTGAATTAAACGCGGCAATGTGCCTTGTGGAAATGTCATGGCGAAAGAGGCAATTCTGTTTCCTCTGCTTTTACACTTTGTGCTGGCAAATCACGCAATTTTTGACGATAAATTGCCCATGCTTCTTTATCGACTGGTGAATCTTGCAATTGTGTCCAGTCTGAGGCTAACAATTCAGAATCACGCCATAATCGGATTTGTTCCCATTTTTGTTCTTCTGTTGCATCTGGAAATCTTGGGTTGAATCTAAATTTCATAATTAAACCGCCTTGTAAGAGAATTGGAAAATAATTGAATCACCGTTTGCCCAAGTAAATGGAATAGTTGAACTCGTACTATCAATTTGTCCATAAGTTGTATTTGCGCGAATTGCGTAAATGTAAGTTTTAGAATTAGCACCGTCTTGATAAATCGCGCCCCATAATGGCCAGTTTCCTGTTCCATTATCATTTGCCCAACCAGTAAATGGAGAACCAAAACCATTCTCAAATGCTGTTCCTGATGCACCTACTGGAAGCAAGAAACCTAATTCAGCCGTCACGGAACTTGTTGAACCCAATTTGAAATAAATGTTGCAAAATACAATGTCACCAATTTGTAGATAACTACTGTTTTGTGTTCCATTTCCAACAGTTAATCCATACCAAGTTGGTGTGAAACTTGTCCAAGTGTAATCTGGACTTGGCGCTGCTGCCCATTTGACTTTGTACGGTGAAACTGTTGTGTCAGCGGTTAAAACTTGATTTGTTGTACCAATAGGCAAATTGTCGTAAGTGCCTGATCCTGTGCCTACTACAATGTCACCTGCTGCCGTAATTGTTGTAGCCATGTCATTTGTAATTGTGACCGTTCCAGAAGTGCCACCACCTGAAATGCCAACACCAGCGGTAACACCTTCAATGTCACCAGCTACGGCACCCCACACAAAATCCATATCTGCATTGGTGTTTTTCTTCAATACCTGACCGGTTGTGCCGCCTTTGAGATCGGCCAACGATGTATCAACCGCCTGACCGAAAACCTCAAAATCAGCTGGCAGCTGGGAGACCAAATCTGTGTTGGTCGGCATTTGCCAATTGAAATTACTCGTTGGATTACTCATTTTTGCTCCTTACGCCACAACCGTGGCATTGATCCAATCCAAGGTTGGATTGACTGTGTTCCATGCTTCCACCACCGGCACATCGTTCCATCGCATGGCTTGCAATGAAAACGAGATCGGTGACAAAATCATCGAAATGCTGATCTGATTGTATCTTGCAGAAAATGTCCAGCCTTCAACAAAACCCAAATAATCTCCAGAATTCATGTTCAATGGCAGATCGGCAATTTCGACCGGCATACCCATAAAAACATTGATCAAGGCATCGCGGTCGGTATCATCAAGCTCTGGATTGGTCAGCTCAAATGTGATGTTGTTGAAATTAAATCGTGGGTATGCTCTCAGCTCCAAATAAAAATCAGCTTGATCCTGTGCATCGGATTGATGCTTGATTGTGGTCGTAAAAATCTGTGCCAATTGACCATACAAGCCAACGGATTCAGTATCAATCGCGCTGACTTCCAATGCTGAATTGTTGCCGTACCGGAGCGTGATGGTGTTTCGTACATCTCCCGTGCGAGATTGGATACTCAAACCCGATGCCAAAGCGTGGTTGGCCGTGAGTTCAACATAGCCATTGGCCGCTAAATAATTTGTTCGATGTGTACTGTCTGCATAACCTATTTGGCCAGTTGGCGATTCAAAGAGGTATCCCAATCCTGAATTGGCCAAAGCCGAGACCAAAGAATAAACATCAGTCACGGATGATCCGCGATTTTCTAGCTCATAATTTCCCGGTCGATCAATGTCACCCAATCCGCTATTTTCGGCATCTTGCCACTCAACCGCCGGATCATAGGTTGCCCATGTTAGTGCGCCTGGTACTTCCTCCCACGAGCTAAACAAAACTTCACTCAAAATTGTGTAAATCTGATCACCATCAAAATCATCGTTCAAAACACCTTCGGTCAATGCTTTTGGCAATCGAGCCAATGCACCTAATGCAATGATGTTGATCCGTTGTGCATAATCAACATTGCCGACCTCAGCAACCGAAATGCCCACTTCAACAACCGAACCGCCAAAAATGGGCACAAAGGTATTTGTTGAATCTTTGAGCTCGATTGTGATGGCCTGATTGATCGCAATTGCCACATTGGATTGATCAAGGTTTATGATTTCGAGATTGGTATAACCGGCCTGTGCTTGCTCATAAATGTTTGTGCGACCGCTTGTGATCGTTAGATTGGCCAAGATAGCGGTTTGATATTGCACACCGCCAATCGTCACACGCCATATCGGATTGAAAATGGTCATACAGCAACCAAATTGCCAGCACCACCCGTGCCGCGATAAAACGAATCATTGATGATGTTGTAAATCTCTCTAGCTGTGCCTTCTTTATCAAATGCACCCGAAACGTTGATGTTGTACGTTGCGCCACTTGTGGCAGCTTCACCTTGTCTAAATCGTCCAGCGTTAAATGAGCCATTTACAACGTTACTCGCGGCGGCTGCGGCTGCGGCCGACGCCGCAACATTTGCAATGCTCGTTGTATTAGTTGTGCCAGCGGTTACGGCCGCACCACCTGTTGATGATGAAGTGGACGATGTAAAACCGGTTGGCAATGATGACAAAGGCACAGAAATTCCACCTCTGGAAGTTGATCCAGTTGATGAGCCAATTTTGCCTATGGGTGCAATGTCGGCTCCGGGTTTTAGGATGTTGAAACCACGAATTGCGATATTGACAAGATCAATTGCTGTATTGACCAATCCTCGCAATGCGCCTACGACATTGGCCATGACATTGAGCACCACACTTGCAAGATCACCAATAACGCTAAACACTTTACCAATTACTGTGCCAATGACCGGTGCTGCTGCTTTGACCACATCAAAAAATGCTTGAAATTCATCCTTGTTTTCAATAACTGTGTTTTTGATTTTATCAAAAGCTGATCTTAAGCCTTCAAAAATTGGTTGCACAAAACCTTTGATTCCATCGGCCAATGTTGTCAAGGTGCCATCTAAACCGTCTTTTTTTGATCCAAATGCTCCGGCAACCTTTTCAACAATTGGGATGACTTTATCTGAAAACAATGTGGCTAATTCCAAAACAATCGGCAAAAGTGCCTCACCAATTGTGACTTTTGCATTTTCCAATTGAGCTGTGAGGATGCGTGTTTTATTTGCTAGACCATCGCTTGTGCGCTCAAAATCGCCTTGTGCTGCGCTTGTTTGTTCATAAATCAAAGCTTGAGCTGCGAGCACCTTTTGTTGTGGCGTAAGCGCATTTTTGGTGGTGCTGATAATGCCAAGCTCTAATGCAGCTTGCTTTAATGAGGCATCATCAAGCAAAACGCCGTATTGGCGCAATGGCTCAGCTTCACCACGCAATGCCGATCCAATAGCGTTGATTGCTTGCTCCGGTGATGTGTTATTGAAAGAGGCCAGATCAGATGCCAGTTTTACAAAGTCAGTTGAGAATTTGCCTAAATCCTTGCCGCTAAGGCCGGCAGATTTTCCAAATGTGGCAAAAGTGGCAGCTGCATCCAATGCCTGTTGCTTTGTTTGTCCGAGCGATGTAGCCGCACCTTCGGCAAATCTTTCAATGTCTTTTGCTGTGTCACCAAATAGCACATTGACTTTTGAGATTGTTTCGCCTAGATCGCTCGCAGCTTTGACAGCATCCACACCGATTTTGACAGCCATGGCACCGGCTGCGGCAGCTGCGGCAGCAAAAGCCAATGCTGCTTTTTTGCTGAAATCACCAATCTTGCCGGCAAATCCATCGACATCCTTTGAGCCGACATTTAGACTCTTTTTGAGTTCATCAACATCGGCAAGAATTGAAAGCTTGAGCGTTCTTGATTGACCGGCCATCACCACTCCTTCAAAATCTTAGAAAATGCATTTTCCCATTGAGAGATGATATGTGGCTGCTCGGCGCGCAAGGTTGGATAAATAAAATATCCGGCTGATCCACCGCGCGGCCCACGACCAGACCAAATTGGGAATTGCTTGAATTTTTGTGAGCCGAATTCGTAGCCGCCCCAAAGCTGTTGAGTCGTACCGCCACCGCTGAATTTTTGAGAAACAAAGCCAAATGAAATTTCACCGACTTTTGATGACTTGCTCACTCGCGATCCTTGCGCGATTTTGTTAGCTGCTCGATTTGGTCGGCCGGCTGCGGCTGAAATGATTTTCGATTGCACATAAGTGGCTAATCCATTTGATACAGCTTTGGCTTCGGCCACGGCCGTTTCATCCATAGCCTTGAAAGCTCGGATGATGCCGCGTAAATCACTCTTGTCATAAGTGATTGGATCAGGTGCCATTTTTTGTCCTCAGTATCTCAAAAGCGGTTAAAACATCCTCAGCGGTTTGAAACTCTGATCTAGACAATCCTGTATGGATAGCCAATTCCCAAATGATCCGGTTTATTGATCCGGACTCGTAGCTTTTGGGTTTTCGGTTTCTCCCATACTTATGTTTGTCACAGTTTCGCACCACACTTCAAAAGGCTTAACAGTTTTGCCGGCTGCCTCGCGTTTCATTGCGTGATATGCCAAAAACATCAAATCAGCGATGCCCAATCTCTCAGACACTTGCTGAATTGTGTTTCCGGTTTTGTTTTCCCATTTCATCCACTCCGGTGGGAGCGCGGTATAAGTCGCGCTCTCCCCGGTGGCGAATTCAATTGTGATTGGTAGTTTCATGCTCCCGATTTCCTTTCGTTATGACAATGTAGGTGTGGTCACACAGGTAAATGTCATTGAGACAGTCTGTGCATCCGGTGCTGTGCCTCCAGCCGATGGGAAAATCGGTTGCACAGTAAAGTTGAAAGTTGTGCCCGGTTCAGTTTCAAGAATAACCGCCAAAGGTGTATTTGGTGAGTTCTCAGCTTGATTCCAAAGCATTTCGCACAATGATGAGCCAACGCCCCAATCTGCCAGCATTTCGACAGCAAATGAGCCTTGAGTATCGGTTGTGTAATACGCCTTGCCGTCTAATGTCTGATAAGTGTTGATCGTTGAATCGACTGTAAGGATTGCAGATGTTGCTTGTGCATCAAAAGTATCCCCATCGATGCTAAAGCTCACATTTCTGCCGGTGATGATCGTGGTTGGCATTTTTTCTCCTATTGATTGTAGTATGTGGATACTTGGAGATCGGCCGTGAGGTACTTACCGGCACCGACTTCCAAAGGCTGAGGTTGATTTACATTTCCGACTTCATAACCATTTGGCATTGCTGCAATGATTGAAATCATCAATGTTTCGAGATTGTCCAAAGCTGCGGCATTGTTGGCATATCCCACGACACCTGTCACAGTCAGATTGACTTTGACTTTGGTCGTGTTTTTGCCTATTAAAACGCTTTCCAAATATGGCGCATCCGGAATCAAGCAAATGGATGGGCTTGTCATTGTTTCCGGGATGCCGTTGTACACATTTGCAGCAATAGATGAAAGTGCTGTTTTAAGTGGTGTGCGGATGGCTGATTCGATGCTCATTGACACATCGTTTCCACATCAAGAAACGGGCCTAAGAGGCCGATGACTCTGTTGCTTAAGCTGCGGCCGAGAATAAATGGTGATGGCTGAAAATTGTCTGACATGATTTGATTGCCGGGAGCTGTAATGCTCTGAAAAATTTCAACCGCCACAACCAAAATTGCGTTTTCAATCGGTGGTGTATTTGCGTATAAAGCTGCCGCTGATCCACCGCTTAATGTTGCTGTTGCCGCTGGAATAAATGGCAACGGATAATCACGATTAGCCGCATTGGTTGCAGCTGTAAATGTGTAAGGCTCAATCCGATCATCGGTGACTGTATAGGTCGCGCTGTAAGCTCCGGCCCCGGTAACAACAACAGATTGACCCGGCACAAAATAATTTGGCCGCATTGTGGTGAAATAAATGACGGATTCATCCACATTGGCAAAAGTCACCGATGATTGGTATTGCGTAAGTAAAGGCAAAATAGTCTGCTCGGCGGAATCTATGTAAGAATCCAATTGAGCATCACTATACAAAGAAACCGAGACACCAAGAATCGCTCTCAGCTGCGAGGCTGTAACTATTGATGGCATCTCGGTTCCTTTCGTGTCAGTAGCGTTCG